GGGGTCGCTAAGAGGCGAAGAGGGAAGAAGAGAGGGGCATAGCGCCCCTCTCTCCCGTCATTGGAGGAATCTATGGTAACATTGGAACAGATCAAGCAGGGCACTGCCCGCTATGTGGATGAGGAATTCACCGGCAAGCTCACCGGCTGGCAGAAATGGGCCGTTGGTGCCGGGGCCGCTATGGCCCTTGGCAATCTGGATGCCAGCTTTTCCGCCCTCCGGGAGCATCCCGCCATGAAGGCCCTCGGCGTCTTTGACGAGGCGGGGAACGTAGATATTGACAAGATCTACACCTGCCTGAAAACCGAAGCCGCCAAAGGCCCCGTCACCACCAATATCCCCCTGATTGGGAACGTCACGCTGAATGAAACGGATGTGGACAAGCTCTACACCCTGATCAAGCAGAGTTAGGAGGCTCTTATGCACGAGATCAAACACTTGGCCGAAGGGATCCGGGAAGAACTGGACGATGCCGAGAAGTACGCCCGTGAAGCCGTCAAGCACGCCGGGGAGGACCCGGAGGACGCCGAAGCCGTGGCTTGGTGCCGCGAGACGGAAATTTCCCTGTGTGAGAAGTACCTGGAAATGTCGGATTTCAGCAAGGATTTGTTGAGAGAACAGTTCATGCGCGAAGTGCGGTATTTTGAAAAGGATGGAATGTTTTCCGGGAAGCCTGATCTGGTAGTTTACTGGGGCCGCAGAGCGCTGGTGATTGATTACAAGTTTGGCCACCTGCCGGTGGCGGCTGCCGAGTGCAATTTGCAGTTGAGCGCCCTGGCCGTGCTGGTGGCAGATTCCAAGTGTGGCTACAGGTTGCCTGAATTTGAAATGATAGATGAGGTGTTTGTTTGCATTTTGCAGCCTTATGCGAGCCGGAAGGAACCTGCCGTGTGCCGGTACACTCGCGAGAGCGTGGAGCAGGCACGGGCGTTTTTCCAAACCTGCATCAAGCTGGCGCAGGACGAACACGCTCCGCTGAAACCCAGCGAGAAGGCTTGCCGGTATTGCCGGGCCCAGTCTTCCTGCCCGGCAGTGTCTCTGGCCCTGGTGAACGTCACGTCCGGGGATTTAACGGCTGCCTGGGAGCAGTGGACCCCCGAAAAGCGTCGGGAAGCTTATGACCTCGCCAAGCTGGCGAAGAAGTGGGCGGCTTCCGTGGAAGGTAAAGTGAAGGCGGATCTGAAAGCCGAAGTGGATATTCCCGGGCTGGTTCTGGCCCCCGGCAAGAAGGCGTTTACGATCACGGATGCCGCGGCGGCCTTTCAAATCCTCAACGGTTTGTTCCCCGATGGCATCACGGCACCGGCGTTCACGTCCTGCTGCAAGGTGGGGATTACCGACCTGGATAAGCTGGTGCATTCCGTGCGGAAGGCCGCGGATGCTGGCGCCAAGGTAGCCGAGTCCAAGGATTGGCTGCGGAAGACGCTTGCAGGGTGCGCAGAAGTGAAAGTCTCTGATGGCTCCGTGAAGGAGATAGGGGGAGGTGCGGCATGATGACCACGCTGACCATTACCTTGCCCCATACGCCGCGCTGCCTGTCGCCCAACGCCAAGGCCCCTCTCACGCAGAGGGGGGCCATTGTGGCCGGCTACAAGAAGACGTCTGCCAAGCGCCGCGCCCGAACAATGGCCGGTGCCGTGACGCAGGAAGCCCTGAAGGGCCACAAGATGCAGCCGACGCATTACCGGGTGATCTGGTACTTCAAGGGCAACAAGCCGGACGCGGACAACTGCCTTGCCCGCTGCAAAGCGTACCTGGACGGAGCCTGCAAGGCCATGGGGATTGACGACAGGACGCTGGATTGTGCGGGGATTGACCGTGTGCATGACTTGGCGAAGGCAGGGCAGGTAAAAATTGTGTTTGAAAGGAGGTTCCCATTCAAAAAATCGTGTGCAAACTGTGAAATGAACGAAGGTGATTATTTTTGCTACACCCACGGAATCATAAGCGATCTAAAAAACTGCTGTCGTGATTGGACCCCTACCAAGGAGGAAGAAAATGACGCCTGAGCAGAAAGCCTGGTTTGAGTATGGGCGCTCCCGCGGCTGGCTTAAAGCCCACAGAAGCAAAAAGTATTTCGCGGATGTGCCCGATATGGGGCTTTCCTTTTGGCATATGCAACGCAACATGTGCGGATTAAATGCACTTATCCGCGACACATGGCGGAAGCGGGCCGCGTGCAGGGCGTGGATGTCTTTAAAGGAGCGAAATTGCAAAAATTGCATGCACCTTCATCGCGACATGAAATCTGGTTCCCCTTGTTTTTGTTGCACAGGTATTGACGACGAAATTCCCAATAACTGGGAGCCGAGAAAGGAGGGAGAATGAACACGTTTAACACTCCAAAAACCGAGAAAACCACGAACGTCTGGCTCACTCCGCGCTACGTATTGGATCTGCTGGGGCATTTTGATGTGGACCCCTGCGCCGCTACTGTGCGCCCGTGGGATTGTGCCCGTGTTAACTACACCGTGGAGGATAACGGCCTTCTGATGCCATGGGAGGGGCGCGTATGGCTTAACCCTCCTTATGGGAATGAAGCAGAAGCGTTCATGGAGCGCATGAGTATGCACCAGGGCGGAGGGCTGGCGCTCATTTTCATGAGGTCGGACACGCGCTGGTTTCAGCGGTGTGTGTTGCACCGTGCCCGGTATCTGTTCCTCTGGAAAGGCCGCATCCGCTTTTGCCGCCCGGACGGAGAAACGCCCGGCAACCAGCCCAACGCTCCGAGTTGCCTTGTGGCGTGGGATAACCAAGAAGCGCCCCTGTTGTACACATTGCAGAATCAGGGGCATGGAAAGGTGGCTGTATTATGAACACTAGAGCACCACGGAAAAGGGCTCTGGCCCGATACCTTGGAGGCAAGAACAGAATCGCCCCCTGGATTATCAGCTTTTTCCCGCCTCACAAAATCTATGTTGAACCGTTCGGAGGTTCCGGGGCTGTGTTGCTTAACAAGCAGCCTGCATGGATGGAGGTCTATAACGACCTTTATGACCGGGTGGTGAACTTCTTCGAGGTTTTGCGCGATACGGAAAAATCCGCGCGGCTGGCCAGTCTGTTGGAATTGACGCCATACGCACAAGAAGCCTATGCCAGGTCATTTGAAATCGCGGAAGATCCAGTCGAAGATGCTCTCCGCTTTGCCGTCAACTCCATGATGTCCTACGGCGGAGGTATTCACAAGCCGGGGTTCAAACGTAATGGTCTATTGAGAACAACACCCTACCCGCAGACATGGCGGGAATATCCGGCCGTAGTGCGAGAATGTGCGGCCGAACTCCGGAACCGGAATATCGAGATCAACAACATGGATGCTCTGCAGGTCATGTCCCGGTACGATACGCCGGATACACTGCATTACGTGGATCCTCCCTATGTGCAATCTACCCTCGGCAACCGCGTGAGGTACGCGCATGAGTACGACCAAGAGGACCATGAACGGCTTCTTGTTTTCCTCCAGACCTTGAAAGGCAAGGTTGTCCTATCCGGCTACGATTCCGAGCTTTATTCCGCCTATCTGGACGGCTGGCGGAAAGAATGCAAGGTCTCCCACGACACACAGGGCGGCAAGAAGATTGAATGCCTGTGGCTCAACTACAACCCCCAACTGACGCTTTTTTGATATGGCAACATCACGCATGATACGAGAAGGGTTTCTCGATTCGGAAAAGGTAGCGGCTTTGTCGTGGCGAACCGAGTGTTTCTTCCATCGGCTTTTGCTGGTGGCGGATGACTACGGCCTGTTTGACGCTCGACCAACGGTATTGAGGACTCGCTTATTTCCCCTGCACCTTGACAAAGTCAGTAACCAGGACATTCAAGACTGCCTCCATGAAACGGAGGAAGCCGGGCTTGTAAGGGCATACTGTGTCGGGGGCAAGGATTATGTGCAGATCATCAATTTCGGGCAGCGCAGACAGAGTAAGCCCAAGTTCCCGCTTCCTGACGGTGATTCACCGTGTAATACAGTGAGTCACGGTAGTTCACGGGAATCCACGGTGAATAACGGTGAGTCACGGAAATCCACCGCTTATACGGAGACGGAGACGAAGACGTATACGGAGTCGGAGCCGTGCTCTGTAAACAGGGGTGTAGAACAGTTCCCACGGAGTGCGGAGGAAGTGCGGCTTTTCATGGCGGCCCAGCTTATGACTCCCAAGGGAGACGAACTGAAACGGTGCGCAGAGTCGTTTTTTGATGATTTCAGCGCCCGTGGCTGGCGGGACAGCAAGGGGATTCCTCTTGCCGATTGGAAGCCGGCGGCCCGCAAGTATGCCCGCTCCTGGGCAACCAATAATGTGCAGCATGGGCGGCAACAAGGTCCATCTGGACGGAAGGACGCCAACGCAGGAAGGAGATACGAATGATGGATGATATTCAACACTTGGCTGGGCAAGTTGCCCTTGCGCCATCTCAAAACGGGATTGTCCGCAATTACAAGCCTGTACGGTACGATATGGGCGGCTTTGACGAGCGAGTGCACCCAGAGGTTCAAGCCATGCACCGCGAGGCACAGTGGTTCATCAACGACGTGGTGAACAAGGTTCGTCCGCGCCGCTGGCTTTCCCTGTTGGGGGCTTCCGGGGTGGGCAAGACGCATCTGGCGGAGTCCGTGAGGACTGCATTGGTCAAAGAGCGCCCCACGATTCCAATCCAGCTTTGGAAGTGGCAAAAGGTGGTTTCCATGCTTCGTTCCGGGGACTGGGCATTCGTGGAGTATCTGGTCAAAGAGGTGTACGTGCTGATTCTGGACGACATCGGAGCTGAGAACACCACGCCTTCCATTCTGTCCGCGCTGAACCGTGTTGTTGACGGACGGCTCGGGAAATGGACGATGCTCACCTCCAACCTGCTGCCGAAACATATCGGGGAACATTTGGATGCCCGTATCGCCTCCCGCCTGTACCGGGGCGAAAACGTGGTATGCAGGGTCGAGGACGCGCCGGACTACTGCTTTGAACGCTACATGAGAAGGGAGGGAGAATGAACGAGTCGTCAGTCAGAAAAGACCTGTTGCGGAACATTGTCCGCCAGAGGGTGCGGCCGTCGCAACTGCTTATCCTGATGGAGGTCCGAGATCATCCGGGAAGAACGTCACGGGAGATTGCTGACAGGTGCCATCTGGACCCCAGTAACGTGTCCCACAGGCTGGATTACCTGGCAAGGACTGGCGACGTGGTCAAAACCGGGTCACGTCCCTGTGTGCATTATTTGAGCAAGCAGGGGCGTGATTTTTTGGATGGAGTTGAGGATTCAAAGTCAGCAGGTTGATGCTATCGGCAAGAAACGTTGACACTCGGCAACTCGACACGCCGAAAAACAGGAGGGTAAAATATTGGTATGAAGAGAGAGGGTAACAAATCCAGGACGACGGAGAAGAAGAAGGAGTTTGCAAGGCTCCTGGTTGATGGAAAATTGTCCAAGGCGGACGCATACCGTAAGGCTTACAAACGCAAGGACATGAGCAATGAGGCGGCAAGTAAGGCGGCTTCCCGTTTGTCCAAAGATGCTGAAATTGTGCGAATGATTGACGAATTGAACGCCCAGTTGAATAAATCCGCCGTGCTGACCAAGCAGGAACGCATGGAATGGCTTTCCCGCGTTGTGACAACTCCCATCGGTGATATTGACAACACGTCAGAGCTTTGCCAAGAGTCTTCCATTGATGAAAATGGCATGAAATTCAAGATGCCATCGAAAATTGCAGCCATTGCCGAGCTCAACAAGATGGATGGAGCCTATGCACCAGAGAAGATGAAAGTAGATGCAGGAGAGAACTTTATGATTCTTTTGGCGTCCCTGCCATTTGATCCTCCCGTAAAGTCCGGCAAAAAGTAGTGACACTCGGCAACTTGAGATTTTTCCGGGTTTGCCTCATGAAGGAGGCATGCTTAATTTTCTGGGGATTACACGCCATTTGTCCACGACAGCCGGCTATGCCAAGCGCATAGGCTGGCTTTTGCGTGAGGACGTGACTCAATCTCCGTTCCCGGTAACGGGCGTTTCTTTTGCGGGCACCGTGAAAACGGAGGAAGGAGAGCTGCCCATCACAATCGAGCATGGCGAACAGGAGAATTACCTGGAGCTTACCTTTCCCGCCCTTCCTATTGGCCGCTGGCCGTATGCCATCCATGCCCAGGATGAATCCGGAGAGGATTTACGGCTATTTGCGGGTTACATCGGCGCTGTGGAGTCCGTGACTCCCATTGAGGCTTCCACTGTGTACGACATTCCGGTGATGGGCATTGCGATTCCTATCGAGGCAGGCAAGACCATCAAGGCGCAGTGGCTTTCCAACACGGCGGCTTCCCTCGCCGCCCAGCAGGCGCAGCAGGATGCTTCCAGCACCCGCACGGACGCGGACA